ATGTGCAAGGGGGCTTCTAGCGAGCGTGTGTGGCCTTGGCTGGAGGATCGTGAAATGCTGTCGCTGTACGGCAGCCTGCGGGTGCTGTGCCGCACAGCCGGCGTTCCCTATCACCCGTTCCACAGCATCCGCAAATCAACGGCCAGCTACCTGAAGAAAGCGGGTGTTTCTGCCAAAAAGCAGTTGGGGCATTCGTCAGAGGAAATGGCGGAAAATCACTACTACGACGAGGAAATCACGGGAAGGGAGAGTAACCTCGACTACCTGCCAGACATCACGCAGCGGCCCGAAGACAGGCCAGGGGCTGGGCCGGGGAAGCCAAGGTAGACTTTCTTTGCCGTGCGGAGTGGTGCAATTTGGCCTGCAGGCAGCCGTAATCACCCGGTGCCTATGGCCAGCGCGGAAGTAGCATCCTGAGCAATCGGGGGATGCGGGTGCAAATCCCGCCTCCGCAGCGGCTGTTTCATGACAGGCACAGGGCGAGCGACGGCAGGGAAAGGTAGAAAACCTGCCGCCGCTCAAGCCCTGGCCTAGGTCATTGGTAAGAAAAAGGGGGCTCTTTTCTGACATGGCTTTTGCCACCGCCAGCAGTTGCCACTCGGCTTTGAGTCGGCGTATCTCGGCCAGCGTGTGCAGCAACATGGCCGCGAGCGATCCAGATGTGCCGGTGTACGCGCCGCTAAAACGACGAGCGGCCTGCTCGCACTCCAGCAGGTAGGCGTCGGTTAGCGGCTCAGTCGATGTAGTCATCGGCGTAGTCCCCTATCACCTCTGCCAAATGCGTCAGCAGTAGAGCCGGCAGCCCGATAGCGATGGCCAGGATGGATAAGGCCCACGCGGCAGCGTTACGCATTTTTGCCCTCATCAAAAAGCACGATCGCAAGCAGGCTATACGCCGCGAGATCCAGCAGCGTGTCACGCACGCCCTCGTGGACGAGCCGCCCGGTGCGGCAGTACGTCTTCAGTCGCTGCACCTTGTCAGCCACGCGAACCATGCAGCCACGCCACGGCTCAATGCCCACGAACTCAGCGCCCTGGCGGATGTTGGCTAGCGGGTCGCTCTCGCTCCCGTAGTCTTGGCTCTTGCTCAGGTGCAGCTGCCGCACCTCCTTGAGCAGTTCAAGAAACGCCAGCGAACCGGGCCGCTGCTCGTGCACGATGCCGTCGCCGGCCAAACGCTCAAGGGCTTCGTCTAGTTCGTCCTGTGTTAGGCCAGCCCGGTGCAGGTGGTGCTCGTGAATATCTTGCTGGTACGAAACCTCTGCCGAAGTTTTTTTGGGCATAGGTTGCGTTTCCTCGGTACTTGCGACAAAGCACCTAGGTTTTGTCGCCTCCTGCGACACGTCGTACCAGTCCTCTAGCGGCTTGCCTGCGGCCTGCGCCTCGCGGCGAGCGGCCACTGCGGCCCGGAGCAAATCGTTGGCGTCTTCAATCGTGGTCGTCATCTGGTCCCCTTTCTCAAGTCTCTGTCGCAAAACAATGGGTAGGCCCGCGTCACTTCGTTGCGGCCGTGGTCAATGATTGCCATTCCCTGGCACGGTCGCTCCGGTGAGGCAACCCGCTCAGCGTATGGGCTGTGTCCAATCACAGAACCGTTGGCGACATAGCGGGCACCGCGCAGCCAACCGAAGGAGTGGTAGTGGCCAAAGATGGTGAGGTCTGCCTTGCGTCCTGCGTCCCATCGAGCAATCGCCTTGCTTGCTGGCAAGGCTAGGCCGTAGACGCCACCAGCAAAACGGATGCTGTGGCCGTGCGTCGTGCGTACGAGAAAGCCGTCAAGGTCCACGTAGCCCAGATGCCCCTCGGCAATCCGCCATTCGACGTTCGCGTTGGCCTCCTCGCGGGCCAGCGTGAAATACATCATCTGCTCCCACGAGTGATCAAGCTCTGTGGCGATGCGGTTTTTTTCAGTGCTCCTGCCGTGGTTACCGGCGTTAGTGCAGACGATCACTGAATCAGCCTCTGCGGCGATCGCGTCAATCATTCCCCGCAGCCGCTCAGCAATCCACCGGGTTGCGTTCATGGGCGAAAGTGCCGCAACTTCCATGCAATCAGGGTGGATGTGGCCCGTGATGAAGTCGCCTCCGAGCCAGATGAGCACGCGACGAATGTTTGCCTGGTTGCGTTCGTGCTGGAGGCAAGCGATGAACCGCTCCTCGAGTTCACCTAACCGCAGCTGGCACACGTCAAGCGAGTAGTTGTTCTCGCCGTTCACTGTCTCTGGGAGCACACGCTCTTCGCAATGCACGTCCGAGAGCATCAGCACTGCCGTCGCGTCGTGCTTTGCATGACGTACCTTTTTTGGTGCATGCTGCTTCGCGGGCTTAATGCCCGAGAGCCCTGCGATAGCGTTTGCCCGCTCATTCGCGGCGTCGATGGCCTGAAGTGCCGCCTTGTAGCGGCCTTTCAGCGTCGCCACTTCGGAGCGAAGGCGTGCTAGTTCAGCGTCCGTTGCTAGCCGAGAAGCATCGGCCACGGCATCAGCCACGGCGATGTCTAGTTTTTTGACAGCCATTCGGCAAACCTTTTTTCCTTGCACGAGTGGATGCCACGCTCGCGGCATTTGTCGGAGAGAATCCGAGCCAGCGTCAGACGCTTCACCGGATACTCGCCGTTCTGAAACCTCTTGCGAATGTCAAGAAGTTCCGACTGCGTTTCCTTCGGCAGTGCGTCCCACCAGTTCCCTGGCTTGCACGCCCTCACCGCATCCACGACAGACTCAGTGAGACTGCTACCCTTCGCCATCGTTTACCTCCCTGTAGCCCAGGCTATAGAGCACCTTGCTGATGTCCTTGCCAGCCTGCTCGACGTGCTCCTCGCTTGCGGTTGGAAAAAGCGCATGGAGTAGTTCGTGCGTCAGAATCGTGAGCTTGTGCCGGCCCGTTAGTCCGCTGTGAATCAAGATGCGTGGCCGCTTGCTCTTCTGGCTGTAGGTGTAGCCGTACGCCTGGCCCTTGAGATCCGTAAACCGGACTAGCCAAAGCTCGTCGCCGTTCAGCGTGAAGTGGTGGTCTGCCACGGCTCGCCCTTTCGCACACCACCGTAGCGGGCGAGTCAACCGATGCCCAGCTTGCGGCCTAGTTCGTTCAACTGCTCCTGACGCTTGCTGCAGCCGCAGTCGCCGCCAGCCAGGGCCGAGACTCGCTCTTTGGTGATGCCGATTGCGGAGAGCCCGGCGGCCACCATGTCGCCTAGGCCGGGCTTGAGTTGCACGTCGCACCGTCGCACAATCTTTCCGCTTTGCGGCATTGAAAAACCGCAACGCGTACAGGTCGAGATGCCGTCCGCATACTGGAACGCGCAAGTAACCATCAGAAGTTGCCGGTAACGGTGATGTCCACTAAGAACGGCCTGCGTATTTCGCCGCTGCCTGGACAGGTGCTGCCGGTTGCGGCGTATGCGTATTGAACGATTCTGTCAAAATCAGTAAGCGTGTATGAAGTTTGGCTGCATGTTCCAGTAAGAACCGCAGTTGCAAGTTCCCATTTTCCAAGGCATGTATGGTCAACCCCAAAGCAGCTCACTGGCGCGGTCGCCTCTCCGTAGAACATCAAGCAACGCTGCCCGCTAAGGCTTACAGTCCCTGAGTTGCAGCACCAAGCCAAATCAAAGTATCCAGGCAAGATGTACGTTATGCAGTTAGAACCAATCCCATTGCCGTCAGGCTCAAGAACGTAAGTCCCGTTAATAGCGTCCTCCATAGCAGTAGTGCTCTCGCAGCACCCGCCGGCCTGGTAGATTGAGTTAAGGAATGCGGCGGGAATCGCTAGGTCGCCAAGCGTTAGCGTTACCGTCACGCTGTTTGGAAATGTTCTGGTGACGGCCGGCGATCCGCAGTTGCAACTTCCGAGCCCGCCGCCGCAACAGCAGCCCACGCTAGTTCCTAACGCCCCGGACTTCTGAAGCAGCGTGCCGTTTTGCAAGTACAGCGGCATGGCTACCTCACGTGGTGGCGCACGTGGCGACAGAGACCGAGAACGTCACCGTGGAAGACGTGGACACTGCACCGACAGGCAGCGTGTCAAACCGCAGCGAAGTGGTTGTGAGCGTGGCCGCTGTCGCAGCGTAGGCGATGTCCCACTGCCAGTTGATCAGGTGCCACGCCGTTCCCTCGCGTCCTATTACGCAGTTTCGCGTACCAGCAGACGGCAGATTGATTAGGTCGTTTCGCACTGCCGCCGTGTTGGGCGTTGTGGACTGGTACTTAAACGTGACGCTCTTCGTGGAGCCGATAGACCACGAGCCGGTAAAAGTGCAGACGCGAAACAGCTTCCCCGTAGCACCGAACTGCGGATGGTCAAACGTGAGCCCCGGTTGGTTCCGGTCGCCAGCCTCGACGGTGCGAACCGCCTTGGCGATACGCTGGGCCGCAGGGCGAGAGAACGTCACAAACGACTTGCCGGCCGCCTGCCCTGCGCCGTTGCTTGCTCCCTGCTCTGCCACGGTCAGCCCTCGACGATGCTGACCACCAGCTGCGTGCCGGTTAGGTTGCTTTGGGCTGCGTAGTTGCCCGCAGCGAGACGCCCTACGGCAGCCTCGCCGCCCCTCAGAGACACCCAAGGGACGAGAGCCCCTGCGGATAGCTGGCCGAAAGAAACGGTTGCCGTGGAAACGGTGGACAGATTGCGAGCGAAGAACAGGCCGACGCTAGACATCGTGGCCGTTGTGATGGCCACCGTGCCGGCTGCGTTCGTGCCCGGCGTCATCGTCAGCGTGTTGATGCCGCTGGCACTGCAGTCAGCAGTGACGCCAGACGCCACCAAAGCCTGATTGAGCGAGCCCTTGGCCAGCTGTGCGTTGATGTTCCACGTGAGATCAGGCATGGCTGCTCCTACTGCTGTGTGGGTGTTCCGAAATACTGCTGGAAGTTGATGGCCTTATGCACGCGGCGAACCAAGACGGTCGGGGCACCTGTGGACAGATCGCCTGATGACGTGAGCGGCTGCGGATTGCTGGCTGGGATTTTTTCGCCGGGCGAGTTTTTGTCTTTGACCCACACCCGTGTTTTTCCTTCTACGGAATCTAGGTAATTCCAGCCGACGTTTGGCAGCTGCAAAGGCCACCCGTCAGGGCGGTACTCAAGCGTCACCTCAACTTGCCAGTAGCGAATCTCGGACTCATTCACCACCTCGACGGCCGGGTTGGCCGCTATGCCAGAGCACTTCCACGTATAGGCAGCACCGCCAAGGTAGGCAGACGAGTTAACGGAGTTCGTCACCGTCGTGGCCAGCCCATAATCGAACGTGGCACGGTTGCCGCTGATGGACGCCTGGAGCGTGCTGATGTCGGTGGTGACGCCCTCAAAAAAGTCTTGGGCAGAGTTCTGCAGAACTTTCAGCGTGTCGCCCGTGTCGTAGTAGTAGAGCGCCGGTACTTGCAGGCCGCCGGTTGACCACTTCCAGATGTCGGCCCGCGACAACGGGTTGGGATCTACGTTCGCCTGCTTGGGCAACTCGTAATCCCACGTTACCTCATAGTGCCAGCGTGAGCCGTTGTAGTTGCTCACCGACACGTTCATCGCTTTGCAGTAGGACGCTTCCGGGTGATCCTGCAAGAACGCCACGCCAGGGTAATTGGCAATGTCGGTCTGCTTCGTCGTTGGGTCATCCACCTCAACGACGAACTTGCGCTGAAAGGTGGGCGCTTCGCCAAACTTCCGAGAAGCGGCGACAGTGGCAAGCTCGGTGTAGGAAAGGATCCCCATTAGGCGGCAGCCCCCAAGATGTCCACCTTTTCCTGCTGCAAGGCACGAAGCTCACCGCGAATCTCATCCAACTTCTGAGTCTGCTTGCGGTACTCAGCAATGGCGGGATCTTCGCGGCCGGTGGCCAGGGCTAGGAACTGAGCCATGCCCTCGCTGCTGCGAACGTCGTTGGCCTTAAGTGCTTCGTTGGACTTGCCGCCAAGGGCGGCCTGACGCTCGGCCACGATCGCGTCAACGTCGCCTTGCTTGGCAGCTATTTTCTCATCAACGGCCTGGGCTTTCTCTAGTGCGTCAGCCTGATCATTAAACTTCTGCTTAAGTTTCTCCGCTTCTCTGGCGTACGTTTCTTCATTAATGCGTTCGTCATCCAGTTGCTGATTCAAAGCAGTAAGTCCGGTTTCGTATTCGTGAGCAGCCTTGGTGCCGGCCTCGCCAAACCGAGACGCTTGTTGCGTTGCATTGAAAAATGCATCGGTTTGCTTCGTGATGGCGTTCTGCTGTGCCTGCTCGGCCTTACGGTCTTCCTCAATTTGTGCCGCTTGAGCCTTATTCCGATTTTCAATGCCGTTGATCTGGTCGTTGTAGATTTGCCGTCGTTTTTCAGCCTCACGGTTGTACGTTTCTTCGTTGATAATTCCATTTTCAAGTTGAGAATTTAAGCCAGTGAGGCCCGTTTGGTATTCTTGAGCCGCTGCCCTTCCAGCTTCGCCAAACTGCTCTGCCGCCTTTGTCGCCTCAAAAAACTGATCGGTCTGGCGAGTCATAGCTCGTTGCCGGCGTTGTTCGTCTTCAGCGTCTTGCTTGGCCAATGCGTCAGCAGCTTCTTTGCGTGCCTTTTCAGCACCATCGTCAACGGTGGCGGCAGCAGCTGTAGCACCAGCAGCCTCCTGCGCTGCTGGCTTCTCGCCGCTCGCAAACGTCCGGCCAATGATTGGCACTTTTGACATGAAGGCGTAGAAGTCTTTGATCTTCTGGCTCGCCCAGTCAATCTGTTCCCCGATGTAGCCAAAGGCCGCATTCATCCCGCTGCGGATGGCCTCCACGACGTTCGTAAGCCCGACGATGAACGGCGACAGGAAGGTGTGAACGACGGCCCCGGCGACTTTCAGCACCACGCCAAGGGCTTCAGCCATAACGCCCACAAACTTGAGAACGCCTTCCACGAGCGTGCCGATGAGCGTGAATACTGGGGCGATCGCCTGAGCGATTGGCGACACAATCGACGTAATGCCCTCAACTACGCCGCTGATGCCGTCCGTGAATCCAGCAAGCCCAGACTGAATCGCAGCGAACGCACCAACGAAAGGCGTCACAAACACGTCGGCCAGCCCGGCAAAAGCACTCTCGGAACGCTCGCCGGCAGCAGTCGCCTCTTCCATCGCAAAGGCTAGGTTGTCCACCTGCTGGGCCTGCACCTGGCCGATCTCAGCGTTCAGTTCTTCAAGCGAGGTGCTTCCGTCCCTAATGGCAGACGCCATTTCGTAAGCACGCTCTCGCGCACCTAGAAATGCTTTTCCAACCACGTACACGGTGGCTGCCAGTTGTCCAAAGCCAGGAATGGACATCAGGGCGTATTTTGCAAGTTGTCCTCCTACAAAGTTGCCAACAACGCCCAGCGATGAAACTGCCGCAGTAGTCGTTGCTATCGGAATGCCTACACGAGCCAGCGCCGCAGGAAGGGCGGTGGTAAGTGAAGCGATGAATGGGGCAAGTTGCTTGTCTAGCCCGTAGAACTTCCCAACCTTGAAAGCCGCAAAAGCAAGCGTTGCCTTGGTTGCAAAATCGGCGGCACCTTTGGCCTCAATGCCTAGCTGAGTTAGCCCAACCTCTGCCAGCTTGATAACAACAAGGGCACGACTGAGCCCAGTGGCTATTCCCCAAATTCCTTCTGGCGTGCGAAACATAGCAGTTGCGCTGCTAAATAATCTCCACGCCGTGGTTGCGGCAACGATCTCTGCAGACGCCCGTGCGAAATCTTCCCCAAAAGCAATGACAGACGATCCAGCGGCTGCAATAGACCCGACTGCGTCGCCTACGCCACGCAACGCAGCGCTTGTGCGGTTAACGATCTGCTCAGCAATGCCAGCCTTTTTTGCAAGCTTGTCCGTGCTTGAGGTGGCCGCCTTGAGTTCAGCGTCGGCCTTGGCAACGGCCCTGCCGTAGACTTCTTGCGACAGGATGCCTTTCTGCATCATCGCGTCGAGCTTGCCGATCGTGTCGGCGTACTTCTCGGTGGGCGTCCGCAGTTCTGCCGTGATCTTCGCGGCTTGGCGAAACTCGGCGGCCGTGGCCTTGGCACTGGCCCCTACCTTGGACAACTCGCGGTCTGCCTGCGCAACCCCAGCTGCTACGCCATCGGCGTTTGCGCTCAGCTGAAATGCTAGGTCAAGTTTGGCCATGGGGTTGCGGTCTTAGCTTTCCAAGCTCTGCGGCAATCTCGGCACCTGTCATCGGCGGCCGACGAATCGGCATGAAGTCTTCGGGCTTTGGTGTCCTGCCTTTGACGTGCGGGGCAATCGTCAACGCCGCAAGTGTTCCTGTCTGTTCCCACTCTCTCCCGAATGGTTCCACGTACCTGTCAAACGCCATCCACTCACGCAGCAATGTCACCGGCAGTGCGTTGATGTATTCCCACGTCCAGCCAGTCGCTAATGCCAAACGAAACAGGAAGGCCCGGTCTGGCCGGGCTCTCAGTTTTTTGCCAGTTCCTCAATCGACTCATCGGAAAGGTTGTTGTGCTCCATGGCGGCCTGCCAGACGCGATTCACTACCCGAGCAGACTTAGACGCCAGCCGGGCCACGTCGCCGTTGTCAAAGAGCCGGTTGCCCTTCTCATCCACAAGGCACCGCACGAGAAACTTGGAGCGGAAATCATCCACGCCCGTTTCCTTCTTTCGCATCCACTCGTTTTCGTATGCGTCTCGCTCGCCCACGCTCATCACGCGAATGTACACATCACCACCCCACTCGGGCACGGTGAGCTTCAGCATTCCCAGATCGTCAGCGGCAAGGATTTGGTCTTTGGTCAACGATGGCATGGCTACTCCGTGATCTTGAACACTGCGGTCCACTCTTGCAGTTCACCAACGCTAGCATTCCACGCAAGCGACTGAAGAATTGCCCTACTGGATGAGAACGACGCACTAGGGGCTGTGATTGAAAGAGCGCCGGTGGTCGTGACGTACGACGTATTCATTGCCGCTGTGCCACGGCATCGCACGGTGACGGTGCCATAGTCGCCGTCTGCGGATCTGAATCGCTTGTCTCGTCCTTGGTAGGACTTGGACGTTACTTCAACAACGTCCGAAGACACGCCATCAACCGAGACAGAAACCACCTCAGAGAGCGCAGTGCTTCTCCAAGTGACGGTCGTGCCTTGCGAGACAAACGCCACGACGGCCTCCCGTCGTTACGACTTCACCTTGAACGTCAGCGACTGCTTGACGAGCTCGCCAACGCTATAGGCAACACTTGAGCTTGAGACGGTTGCCGTGTACGTCGTGGACGCAAATGCGAGCGTCCCGGACGCGCCGATCGCAAGAACCCCCACCCCAAACGCTTCGCAGCTGATCTCATCATCCTTGAGGGCCGGCGATTGATATGTGCGATTAGCTGCACTCGCAAGGCCAAGGTGCGAGTTATCCAGCAGGTCTCCGCCCGGCGTTACGGTCACGCTGGTGACGGTGTACGTAGCGCCAGAGAATACGAAAATATTGCCCTGCGAGTCAGTCGCCATCGTGGCCTTCTCCTAGTGAGTTATGGGCGGCAAAGCCCTACCCCAAAACTAGGCGACCACGGGGCACCCCTTGCAGTTACTCCACGCCGTCTATGGCATTCTGCATGACGGCTTCAAGGTTGGCTTGAAGGGTCGCCTTCATGGCCGCTTTGTTCTGGTAGTAGGCCAGCCACGCAAACCGGCGGGCCACAACTTTCCCACGGCCTGCACGAGGGGGCGTGCCAAGTTCTAGGTACGGGCTGTGCGGGGCCACGCCTGACTTGTAGCCAACAAGCCCCACAACCGTAAGCCGGGATTTGCCGCCATACTTCCGCACCACAGTCCCAGGCGATGCACGAAGCCTGCCAGTGCGAGCCTTGACCGTTGAGACGTTCTTGCGAAGAGCCCACAGGGCGGGCTGCAGTGCGTGCTCTACGGCCTCCACCACCTCAGACGGCTCAACCTGGAAAGCCGCAGCCAACGCTTTCTCTTTGAGCCAGCGGGCATCCTTCTGGGTCGTGTTGATCTTGAACGTAATTTCGCGTGCCATTACGTCGCCTCATTGATGCGAAACTGGAACGACTGCACCACTGAGTAATACGGCAGCATCTGGTCATCGGCTGGCAAGTCCACGCCGTCAGCCTCGCTCTGCAGCGTGCTCCGCTGGATCGTCACGCCTGCAGTCGTGCCCGTCCACCCGTCCACCGCCAGGCGTACCGCTCGAGCAATCGACTTCACCGACGTGTACGACGTGCCGTACGTAGTCAGCTGCAGCGTCACCACGGGGTTGCCGACGTTGCCGGCCAGAGACTGGGGGCGATCCACCGCAGTCCTTTGGTACACGACGAGCGGCAGGGGCGTGCCCTGCGGTGCAATGAGCGGATACACCCGCGAGCTAATGAGCGAAGAAACGGCCGTCTGGCTTGTCAGGCGTGCGTACAAAAACGCTTCTGGTGCTTCTGGCAGGCTCATGAATCACGCTTCTCCGTGCAGATGATTTCCTGATGCCACAGCCGGTCACGCTCCAGCACCTGCCCAATCTCTAGCGTGCGGTTGCGGTACACAATCCGCATGGCACTTGTGAGCCCGTCTAGGTAGCGGATTTTCACCCGATGCGTCATAAATCCCACCGTCTCAGCAAATCGCTCAGTCTCGCGGGCGGATAGCGAATCAACAGACGCCCACACTGTGGCAAATGTGCTCCACGTCAGCGTTGGCTCACCCACCTCGTTTTTCGTGGTGGTGGCCTGCTGAATCGTCACGCGCGTCCACATGTCACCGGCACGAAGCGTCATCGGTAGCTACCCCACCGCAGCGTGTCGAGCATCGCCTTGACGCCAAACGGCACCTCAGAAAGCGCCGTTTCCGTGGACGCATCGCGGTTGCTCCACA